CTTTGCCATAGGGCAATGTCGTGCAATGTTGAGCAAATATGCCATTCGGTAGGCCTGCGTGTTTCCGATTTGATGCCTGGTACAAATACGAAAAGCATTTATGAGCGGCCGCGGCCACCAAGACCACCAACCGAAAAAATAAAAGTTGTTGCAAACGGACCGACCGAAAAACCAAAATTTGTAGAATCGTATGATTACGTAGACGAAAACGGCATTCTGCTTTTTCAAAAAACCAGATACGTCGACTCACGCGGTAAAAAAACCTTTAGACAGCGCAAGCCAGACGGCAGGGGTGGCTGGGAGTATTCGCTCGGAGATATACCAAAAGTTCTTTTCAATCTTCCGCAGGTGCTTAAGGCAAAAGAAGAGGGCAAAGCAGTTTGGGTAGTTGAAGGGGAAAAAGACGCAAACACCCTGACCGACCTTGGTGAGGTCGCAACAACCATGCCTGGTGGCGCCGGAAAGTGGCTGGACATACACACCGAGGCTCTTTCTGGGGCGATTGTTGAAATCATTGCTGATCGCGATGAAATCGGAATTAAGCACGCAAACGAAGTTCACGCAAAACTGATTGAAGCCGGATGCGACGCCCAGGTTTGGATCTGTCCAAAAGAGAAAGATATAACAGACCATCTTTCTGCCGGTGGCGAAATTGATCAATTGATTCCACTCGAACAGGAAAACGCCCCACAGGATGTTGATGTCGAAACCGGAGAAATAATTGCTGAACAATCACCAGAGCAAGTCGCTTTGGGAAAACTAAAAGATTTGATTGACAGAACAGATCTCACGGATAAACAAAAAATTGCAAAAAGCAATTTGATAATTGCCACCTCTACGGTTTCGTTTGTTCTTGACAGCGGAAGGCTCGTTCAGTGGAATGACTTTCTTGCCGAAACCCACGGCGAAGCATATGAATGGGTGATACCAGGCTTACTTGAGAAATCAGAGAGAGTGATTGTTGTTGCCGCCGAAGGGGTTGGTAAAACGATGCTTGCCCGACAAGTCGGGATACTTAGCGCTGCCGGAATTCATCCATTTTCTTTTCAGCCAATGAAACCAGCAATAACCCTCACTGTTGACTTGGAAAACCCAGAAAGAATAATACGCAGAACATCGCGCTCAATCGCGATACAAGCGATGCATATGTCGAAAATCGAACGGCTGAACGCCCACATTCTGACTAAGCCAAGCGGGATGGATTTGCTTAGAGCCCCAGATCGGGCAACCCTGGAAGAAGCATTGGACGAAATACGGCCGGACATCCTTGTTATTGGTCCGCTATATAAGGCATTTCTTGATCCGGGCGGCAGAACCTCGGAATCGGTGGCGATCGAGGTGGCGAAGTATCTAGACACGATTCGAACGATTTACAGATGCGCTCTTTGGATTGAGCACCACGCTCCGCTCGGCCAAAGTAGTTCCACCAGGGACCTAAGACCGTTTGGGTCGGCAGTTTGGTCGAGGTGGCCGGAATTCGGCATCGCCCTACAGCCAGACCCGATGGTTGCCGGTGAATACGTTTATGATGTCAAGCATTTTCGTGGAGCCAGAGACGAAAGGAGGTGGCCACTGAAAATGAAGCGAGGAAAAAGATTTCCGTTCGAAGTGCTAGATTGGATGAAGGTGGGAGATGAGTGACGACAAAAATAAACCAATCCACACGCGCGAGATACTCAATGAGCGTGATTTAAGAATTTTCAAGATGCGCCAATCTGGCACGTCCGTTGTTGAAATTGCTAGAAGATTCAGTCTCAGTACGTCAACAGTAACTAGATCCATCCAAAGACAGCTTGAGAAAATGAATAGGGAAGCAATTCTTGCTTATCCCGAGGTTCTGAGAATGGAACTTGAACGTCTTGACAATCTCCAGCAGGCCATATGGCCTTTAACTCAACACAGAAGACAGGTGCTTGATGATGGGACAGAAGTTCAATTGGAACCAGACCTAAAGGCCATTCAGTCGGTTTTGTCAATAATGGACAGAAGATCAAAATTGCTTGGTATGGAGCAAACAAATGTCAATGTCCAGGTTGAATCAAATACAACCCATAACGTCAGGGCGGTCATTGCTTCGCAGCCTGGCGTCAATAGGCCAGGGAGTGGATTTGACCCAGAATCCGAGGCAAAAAAACTTCTGGAGATTATGGCCATCTCTGGGGTCTTGCCAAACGAAACCGTCAAAGCACTACTCGAGTCGGATAGGTCTGAAATCATTGACGCAGAAATAGTTGGAATAAAGAGCGGTGGCGAGGTGAGCCAGGAAGAAACCGACGACGAGTAATATGGCGAAGAAGAGCTCAACAAGGAACGTCAAATGGAAGATTCGGACAGCAAAGAGGAGTCGACGAACAACCTAAGGGCGGCAATGTCATCCACGGTCAGGGACGAAAAAGACATGGTCGTGAGGCCCATTGAAAAACAGGATTCCGGCCCAGCTGACAAACAAGTTCTAATTAGAACAACAGAAGAAGAGAGAGCCCGCTGGAAATCAGCAGCAACCTTGAGCGGCAAGAACCTTTCTTCGTGGATAAGAGATTCACTAAACGAACAGGCTTCTATTCTTCTTGATTGCCAGCATCCGCCAGCCCTTGTGCGCTTTTATCCATGGGCAACAATTTGCACAAATTGTGGACAAAGACTTTGGGAAAGAGGCACGGGGAAAGAGAAAGCGCCCCAATCCTAAATCTTTAAATTTTTAGCTAATGCTATTATTGCTGTGAATGTCTGAGAACAAATCCGAGTTTTATATTCCCTTTGAGGAGTCGCGCCGTGGCGAAGATAAAAGCCCGGAGCAGAAGGCGCTTGCCCGCAGGCTTGGGGCATATTCGCTGGACAGAATCATAGATCGACCACGGATTGGTGGGGGCAGGAATCGCAGAAACAGAATTGACATAGACATACCCACTGGCGGAGTTCCCGGATACAGGGACCCGACCGGAACGGATAGGGATATCGACCTTGACGGATGGGTCGACGAGGGCACGACGAGACCAAGATGGATAGGCCTACCCAGTGCCGATGAAAAAAAGAAAAAAAGAACTTCTGGACTTTCTTCCGGGGGCAAGGAAGTCAAAAAAATACAGATAGAGCGTCAGCAGACACTGGACGATTATCAAAACAGGGTGGAGGGGGCCCAAAAGCGCATTGACGCGATAAAGAACGCTCTTGACGAGTACAAAAAGACCGGAGCCTGGAACGCCGAAAAACACAACGTGATAGTTTCGCTGCCGAGAGGAAACAAGGAATCATCTGGGAGAACCGCTGAATCCATAGATGATCCAGAAATAAAACCGAGAAATTTTTCTGCTGATGAAATTGCACAAAAACTCAAGGATCAGGGTCGCTCTAGCGATGAATTCATACAACAGATCGAAGAGAAACTAAAAATTGCCAAACTCGAATTAGAACTTCACGAGACCCTCCTAAAACGCAAAAAAGAGAGAATGAGCCAGGGCGTAATCGACCTAGAAGACCTATCAGACGAGCAAATAGAACAACTGTCTGTCGAATCGAGAATGATTTTGGGTCACCCGCATGGGGCGAGGCTTTTTTCTTCAGAAAGCAACGACAGGGCGTTTGTTGCACACAAAGGTCCGTCAGTACTCGACGGTGGAGTTCTTGATCCCAGCAAATCGCAGGGACAAACCGGGCCCGGTGCGTCGATATCTGGGAATACAAGGCAACTCAACGAAATGGCGGCATCGTCGAACTCAAGGAATATGCAACGGAGCAGGCGGATTGTCGATTCCATGGATGCACTGTCCAACAGGATTCGTTCGGCAATCGAAAACGGACAGGATTTTATTGAATACGAACAATCGATGGATCCAGCTATATACATGTATGGATTTACTCCAGGGCAAATAGTTGGGGTTCGTAAAAAGTTTAACCCTGGAGAAAAAATACCGATTGACAAAATGAGAGAGCTACTCAACGACATTCAAAATAATGTCGAGATAGAAAGAGGAAAATTACGACAACTTGAGCAATCCTCATCCGCTCTCGAAAAATTTGATGGCCAACACCTGTCCGCCCATAGATCAATGCTCGAAGCTTTCAATATTGGATATTTCGGTAGATATTGGTTTACCGAGATCCCCGAAAATGTGGCGACAATAAACCCGGAATGGAAAAAAGAATCTCTTGGATTCCGTGGAAATATTGAAAATCCATTCATGTACGGAAGGTGGCAAAAATTCACGCGAGCAGGAATTTGGCTTGTTGATGGAGAGATGGGTTCGGAAATAGCCGACCTTGGTATTACTGACGAAATACAAATAGTTGGAAAAGTTAAGCCAATATTTGGATTCTCGACCCCTTGGGATGGTAGCAGTATTTCAGGGCGCATGTCTTTGCTTGAAGATATTGGTCCAGCGCTGTTTGCGAGAGCAATAAAAATGCAAAAACGCGATGGGAAAATTGATAAATCAAAGCTATTCGACGCATCCCTGAAGCCGAACTTACCGCAACGCGAATCTCTTTCGTCCGGTGGAACCGGTGACCCCAAAAAACCGAAATACCCAAGAAAACCCGCATACGGACCGATCCTGGGCGGGATGAACGACATCTTTGATGGTGTTAAGACGTGGGAAGAATTTAAGAAAAGATACGACGATCAGGAAATAGTTTTTCTTGATTATGAGACAACCGGTCTTAAATTTGATGAATGGAATGTATCCAACGGCAACGGAAATGTCACGCAAATTGGTGCGGTCAAGGTGAAGAACGGGCAGGTCATTGGGCGATTTGAAACATACGTAAACCCCGGAATACCCATGAGCGAATGGGAGGAATGGTCGAGATTAAATCTCAAGAATTACGACGGAAATCCAGTAACGGATAAATTCTTTGAAGATAAACCATCAATCGCAAAGGCGCACCAAATGCTTGTTGAATTTGCTGGGCCGAATGCTCTAATGGGGGTCCAAAATGCCGCTTTCGATAAAGACGTACTAGAGGACGCGCTAAAAGAGCACAAAATTGATTGGTCTCCGCGCGGATGGATAGATCTAAAAGACATTGCGGCGATGACCCTGCCAAGATGGAGCGAAGACAACCCAGATGGTCCATTTAGATTTGATAGAGAGAAGGGGAAAAATGTTCCGTCGAATGGACTCAAAGACATAACCAAATATCTGGGTGTTGACCTTGGCGATAAACATCACAATGCCGACGCGGACGCCGAAGCAACTGCAGAATCGCTAAAAAGAGTCATAGATGGAGCGATAAAAAATGGTTGGTCAAGAGACGTTCTTGACCCGGCCAATCGTCAGAATTATGTCGACAGGAGTAGAAGTAAATTCGCTAGAGAGGTCACTGAATTCAACGAGAAAAAAGCAGAGTACTTGCGCAATGTGGCAAACCTGGACACTTCAAACAACAGAATGCTTTCTTCTGGTGGTGACAAAAAGAGAACGCGACCGCAAATCCAACTTACCCAGACCCTTGAGAGTAGAAAAAAACTTCAACGCCACAGAGCGAGGGATTATTCATACGGAGAAAAAAGCGAATTGGGAGGAGAGGTTCGTCGAACCAGTGGGAACTGGCTTCGCGGAATGACGAATTCGCAAATGGCAAAACTCCTCGTCCCTGAATCAAATGATCAATATTTTGAAATGTGGTTGGACGATTTTGCCCCAACCGCGAGGGGTGACGAACGCATAACTAACGCATTCAGAAAATATTATGACGAATTTCTGGAACTAAACCCATGGGACAAATCTGACTTTGCACCCGAAAACATAGAGGCGACCAGAAAATTGGTCAAAGATGCACTTGATGCAAACCCGAGAATGCGACTTATGTGGGAGAAACACGGCGGTCCAATGGTCGGGGTGTTTTCCAGTGATGCGATAGCCAAATATGAATCAATACCATCCGTAGCTCAAAAGATGGAGAAACTTCAATCAATAAGAAATACCGGGCGTCGACCCTATGTGGCAGCTCGGCTGTCGCCAAGAATAGACATGCTTAGCTTCAATCGACGGGCGCTCATCGAGAGAGACGCGGTGGAAACAGAAGGAGTTTTGAGACCATGGCTATTTGGCACCGGTGACGTATCCAGAACTGGTCATCACGTCGATATTTCGTTGTCCGGCACACTCCTCCACGAATGGGGGCACTGGTTGCATTTCAGGGCGCTGCGTGATTACGAAAATGCTGGAAAACCAATAAACAGAACCAACTACTACGGATCCGGCGACCCGAATGATCCGTACTACATAAACGCCCTAGCGATTGCCGCGGAGTACAACGATACGGCAATGAACAAACCGATGATGCAATCTTGGGTTGACGGCGAAGACATAAATAGCAGAGAGGATATTCCAAGAACCCTAACTTCCTACGGGAACACAAATATGGCCGAGGCGATGGCCGAAGGAATAGTCGCGTATCTTCATCCAAATAGAGCCCTAAAAGATCGTCTATTAAACAAAAAATTAAAACGCGATGTTGAGACACTGCTCGGCTTGGATGAAGACGAAGACGTCCTGTTTTCCGGCAGGTCCCTAGCATCCGGCGTGACACAGGAATCAAGAGACGGACTCCAATCAAGAATTAGCCAAGCAAAGAAGGATGTGCAGCGCCCACGCTTGGTAAAACTCTCCACATTTGATGAAGACGGAATTGAATTGGAAAAAGCCCCTACGGGCGCACCAGAATTTCAATACCTAATGGATCTTTATGAGCAAACTGCGGCCGCCACTGTACAAAAAGAGCGCATGCGCAAAAAGCTTTCTGGAACGATTGATGGGCTCAAACAAAAACTAAAAAATGATTTGGGCCTAAAAGGAACTTCGGCTGAAATTTTCGGATCGCCAAGCTACTCAACCATGGGCGTTGAGAAAGTAGTCAAATCCGACATCATGGAGAGAATAGCCGACAGTGTCGACTTTACCCCAGAAGAATTCATATCAGCATTTGATGACAAAGTCGATGAAGATGCAAGATTTGCATCCTTTAGAACTGCAGAAAACTTTGGACTAGTAAAAGCGATTCTTGACATGGCTCCGGATAAAAACGGAAGGAAACTGTTTGGTTTCAAAATAGATGAAGGCAAGCTAAGAACTTTTGACATTACCGAGGCGGTGATGGCGTCACGCAGTAGGGCCGAGTCGGCTGCAAATCGCTTAAGGGAGAAAAACTTTTTAGAAATACAACAGATGTTTAGGACCCTAACGCTCAAGGGAATAAATCCGTTCGGGAGAGATGTTAATTGGAATACGGGAAATCAACAAGAAAGAGATATCATCGACATCTTCGGAGCATTTACTGACGCCAGTTCTGATGTTGCTGGTTTTAACCCCGATGGGGCGTTGAGGAGAGACCACTACGAAGATTTCAAAGTCGGAGCACGACTAAAAATGATCATGACCGAAGCGGACTATGAATTAAAACGCTTAAACGAGTTTTGGGTAAACGAAGTAGCGGACAGACAATCTGGAGTAAAGAACGGTCCGCCAACTAAATTGCTTGTTCTTAGAAAAAAATCAAATGATCCGAATATCCCCGGACACATTCATGATGAATTTT